TGAAGGTTATGCCATCAATCCCTACGATAAATAAAGATTTGTCGGAGTTATCAGCCTATGAAAAAATCACTCTTAAAGACGGCGTGCATTTGACGCGATATGGAAAACTTCGCATACTTAATCTTGTTAATGTGTCCAGTCCTACAGCCGGCGATATTGTAAGGCTACCATTAGAGGATACACCATCTAATTATGTGATGTCAGCCGCTTCACTTCGAGGACAAACACGAGGAGATTTTTTTATTTCCATAACGCCTAACAACGCGGGGACTCCCGGAAAAGTAGGACTTTTTTTCGGTAATAATACCGCGCAATCTGTAAGTGGAGATTATATTGTAGCTTGCGTAACGTGGTGTATACCATAAGATTTAATTATTTTTTATGTACTCCAGAATCACCATCGCCCAGTATGATGATCGTCCAGTCCCGTGTTTAATTTCTACGTTTTGGGTATTGATTGTTACGCTTATGCTGTAAGCGGGATCTGTGGCTGCAAACGGGATAGACATCATTGTACCGTCAGTAGTTTTTAAAGCCATTCCGCTTATTTGCACCAATCTTGACAATCCTTGAATCTTATGAGGGACAATAGTGCTTTGGCCGCTACTGAAATTTCCAATTTCAACAAATTTACGATATAAATTTTGACCGTTAATCCACCTACCAATAATTTGCTCATCTTTTGAGTATTCGTATCCCGCTAATTTTACCTGTAACTCCGACAAATCTTTATTTATCGTAGGGATTGATGGCATAACCTTCAACAGCTTCTTGACCTCTGTTACATTAATCCCGTTCAAGTGCACTTCAAACACCGGACAATCGTCAACGAGATCCCCCTCCTGTAAATTTCCTTGCGTATATGTCGGCACTGTTGGGGATCCTGATGTTGGATTTCCCATAATTACAACCCACTCATTTTTCTCAATCCCACTTTCTTTGTTTTTAGTATACCGATTCACGATAAGATCAATCCGCTTCATTCCCTGCGATCCATTTCTGATCGTAACTGTGTCATATGTACCTAAATCCACCGTAGATAAATTACCGTGGTGACTCATAATTCCGCTTCGGATTTTGAGGCTGTTGTTTGATACAAGTTCCGGCTCTAAGAGATCCCCGCTTGTCAAAATATAGCTTTCCTGCCCAACTGTCCCTTCAATGAACTGCCGATACTACTGCGCGGTAACATGTGGCGTTCCTGCTTTTCCTGTCATTATTTTCATTCTTCGCCGTCTCCTTCCAATTTATATGTTTTTGATTCAACGTCGTTTATAATCTCGTAAACGATATTTTCCACCGGTTTCGCCATATATAATCCTGTCAGATAATCCCTGCCGCCTACAATATCACCGATACCCACATCTATCCCGATTTTTGCGACATCCATTTTGAACGTCTTCTTCCCTGCCAAGGATCGAAGCCGATCTTCCGCGGCGGATATCAGCTCATCTGTCTCAGTCGAGGTATTCTCATAGACTTCCGCAATTTCCTGAAGTCCGGTGTAATACTGCTCCGTCCCAATCTCTCCATTCTCCTGTACATACAGATGCATCACGTTTCTGTCCTGCAGTTCACCTTTACCCGTTACAATCAGATGATTCACGCCATCACGCTTGTCGTCCATCGTATAATTAAGCTGACAGTCTCGAGATAGTTCAATCCGACCAGAATAATCCACAATTGGCACTGCTTCGATGTAAAGGTATCCCGGCTCACCCTGTTCTCGCCGGAACGACAGCTGCAGGCGGTATCCTTTGCTTTTCAACATCTTCACAATACCATCGTATAAGGTGCAGTATCGATCAAACTGATAATTGCTGACAGTCACCCCGGTATCTTCCTGGGACACAACAAAGAGCCCGTCAAATTCGGGCTCTATCAGTTCTTTCATGACTGTATGCAGTTCGCCGGATACGGTCTTATAGTCTGATCCGACAGGTGGCTCTATGATCTTCTTTGCGAGACGTCCCCGCCAAGACAACCCTTTCGCCTCCACGTAGTCTAGTGTGGTATCTGTCAGGATCTCGCCGATGATCCCGCCGTATTCAGTACCCATAATGTAGATAAAACTGGAAAATGTAAGTTCCTCACGCCAGTTACTCCGGGCAATCTGTACAGAAAATGTCCTGTCGCCATTAAGATCTACTGTTATGTTGGAATCTTTTATCACACCAAGTTCCCGCAACTCCTGATCAGCCAGTATTACCATTTTGCTTCCCTCCTCTCCAAGAACAGAGTAAGATCAAATCCGAATTCCCCCGACCAGTTGATCTTCAGCAAACCAGACGGAAGTTGTTCAAAAATTGATTTTCCCAAAGCTCGATCATGAAAAAGGTTTTGAACTGTTCCATTCACGAGATATTTCTGCACAGTATAATCGCGGCTGTCGATGATCATATACTCTTCCTTTTCGAGCGTCACAAAAACTTCAATAATTTGCTCATTAATTAAGATACGTGGATTCACACACGGACCATACACTATCATCTGATAATCGTTTGATCCGATATGATCAACTTCCCATACTGCAGTCCCTTTTCGCGCGTCCGTAAAATCAAACGGAAAATCAAACGGAAAATCCAAGCCTTCTAATGCACTGGCTTCTGTCTGCGGATAAAATGACCTGCTTTCTACCATCACCCATGATAACTTTTCTGCCGTAAATGACAGTTCGGTTTCGATTACAGTAAATGACTTCCAAGTGACCTTCTTCGACGCTTTGATCCTGCATGGGAGATATGTACCATTCACATGCAGCTTTCCAAATTTTCCAGTTTCGGCATCAACGCCAAGAACACGATATAACCGCTCCATATTTCGGGATACATCTTCCTTATTGGCGCCAAAAACATCAAGTTGCACAGTCCTGATAAATCCCCCGACAACATCCTCCCATTCTGCATCAAACCAGTCAGCCTCTGCAGTAAGAAATGGATAAGACAGCAGATTTAGTATTTCTCCTTTAGAATTTTCATAGTATGCTTTTATCATATCCGTGGTATCGCTCCTTTCGGCAGTGGTCTGTCTATCCGATCCGTGCCGAGATAGATCGGTCTGTTATTTTGGTTCTTACTAATTTCATCTGCTGTCACCCTTCCTATTTTCAGTGCCAGTCTTTCTTTATCCACATCCGACATCCTCATCAGCATCTCGGTTTGCTGCTTACTCAAAATCGTACTTCTCGACTCCGTGGCAAATGATCTTGCTACCCGATTGGTATTAATCGCCACCGACTCTCTCATGCGAGAGGAAATTGCCGACATATCCAAGGATTTCAAAGCTGTGTTCGCAAGATTTTCAGAAACTTTCGCCACTGATTTCTCCTCACCGGCAATCCCAAGCTCAAAACCCTGACCGAAATATTTACCGAGCTTCAATGTCTCCTTTGATGGCGAATGGGAGTCGATTGTTGCTTTCGCAGACGCTAACGCTTCCGCTGCCAAGTTTGCGGCTGCCGCGATTCCCTGACCGACCCACGCATGGATACCGGACACAAACCCTGAACCGAACCCATATCCTGCATCATATCCTGTCTTTGACCTTGCCCCCGAATCCGCGCTGTCGCTGATTGTTCTGCCCGCTGTCTTTACACGTTCCGACTGGCTCTCCATTCCTTCCGCATATTTTGACGCCGAATCCTTACCGGTTGACTTAAGTGTTCCATCCTCGCTTTCGATTGCCGCAATCATTGCCTGCATTCCGCTTTTCGCTTCCTCGCTTAGATTTCCCGCGAGATCTGCATTTTTCATCGCGGTAAGCAATTTCTGTGCGCCATCTTCGCCGACACTTTCAAGCAATGATTTCATATTTTCAGATGATGATCCGATTGTATTAAGCGCAACTCCCATCGCATCCGCAGTACGATCAATCGTAGACTGCTGCACCTCTGCAAGCCCTTGTTCCTGCGCTGTAAGGATCGACAATAAAGAATCCCCTGTTGTCTGTGCCTGCTCAAGAGCTGCTTTTGAGCCGGAATCCAAAGTCGTATCCAGTCCGCTTTGTATGTCCGCCAATGCGCTGTTAATTTTCTCTGTACTGCCGCTCATAACAGCCTCTGTCAGTTTGTCGTAATCAGCGATTACTTTCTGATTATCTTTTACAGCTGCTTGATTTTCCTCGAAAGCTACTTTTTGTACTTTCAGTTCATTATTGACACCCTGCAATTCATCTTTGATTTCAGCATACCTGCTTGCATCCGCATAGTTTGTCGATTTCGCTAATTCTGCCGCTTCCGTTTCCAGTGCAATCTTCTCCTCTTGGAGTCGGATCACACCATTGTAAGACTGCGCCAGTTTGGCTACGTTTTCAGCCTGATCCTGGATTGCCTGTGCATATTCGCTTTCCATCGAATCCATGACCGCCTGGGCTTTTTTCGCGGCAATCAGATCATAGATTGATCCTGTGAGCTGTTGATAATTATTAATCACTCCATCTGTAAGATCGATTTCTACTCCAAGCGCGCTCGACAGTTCGCCTGTGATATAATTTGCCCTTGCTTCATAACCGTCCTTTACGCGCCCATTTTCATCAGTGATTTTTGTCAGCTCGTTCCATAATGACTCAGCTTGATCTATTTCCACTGTGCTGGCATTAATCGTTTTCTGACGCGCGGCTGCCTCTTCCTCAATATTTTTAATTGCTTCCTTAGATGCTTCGATGCTTTCTTTTTGCTTCTCCGTTAATTCTCCTGTAGCAGATGCAGCGCTCTTCTGTGTAAAAGCATACGCGCCGATGCCTGCTACAAGTGCCCCGATTGCAGTAACGAGCAATCCGATCGGATTCGCATTCATGACTGCGTTCCAAGCAGCCTGCGCCGCCGTCGCAAGCTTGATCTTTCCGGTACATACACCAACGACCATCTCTTTCACTGTCAGCGCTCCGGATGCCGCAAGGACCTGAAGGGCGTTCGCTTTTTCTGCGGCAGACAACATCTTTGCTGTTGCCGTCAAAGTTTTGGCCGCTTTATTTACACTTGTCAATACCTTATAGCCTTTAAACGCTACAAAAGCTGTTGCTGCAGATGCAGCAAGCAAATCCAAGTGATCCCCGGCGAAATCTAAGGTTTTCGTAAGTGGCGGAAGTGCAGCATCTGCCAGTTTCCCAACAACATCAATAACATTTCCCAACGTATTTACAACCGTTTTCCCGGCTTTTTTCAACCCGCCTGATTCCAGCGATTCAGAAAGTGCATCGATTGCATCCTCCGCCGGTTTTCGTAAACTGTTCGGAAGCAGCTCTGCCAAACCATTGGCCAGCGCGTCTGCTACATCCCCGGCAGCTCCAAGCAATTTCCCTTTATTGTTTACGATACCGGATGCAAACGACTCGATAAAGCTGACCGCCGCATCAATCATTTCCGGGGCATGTGACGCCGCCGACACTGCAAGATCGGCAAATTCATTCCCTGCCACATTCACGGCATTTTTAATCCCGCCGTTCGTCAGCGCATCTGTAATGTTATTCACGCTTTCTGTTGCACTTTGCGCCGCCTCTTTTAAACCTTCTGACACCTTTTCGTAAAAGACGATTCCGAGAGACTCCGCCGAACCTTTCAACTGCTCCACAGCGCCGCTCAAATTATCCTGCATTGTCTCTGCTGCTTTCTTCGCAGATCCGTCACACACCTCGTATGCCTCTGTCAGAGCTGACAGACTATCCGAGCCCTCATTGATCAGCGCCAACATACCGGACAGAGCTTCTTGCCCGTACAATGTAACCAGATAACTATTCTTCTGTTCATCGGTCATTCCGGACATGGCGTCTTTGAGCAATCCAACCTGTTCAGACAAAGATTTCATTTTCCCATTTGCATCATAGAAAGAAACACCTAGGTCATCCATAGCATTCTGCATATCATCTGTCGGCTTAGACAGTCTTGAAATTGCTCCGCGGAGCGTTGTTCCGGCTTGACTTCCCTGTATGCCGGCATTCGCCATGACGCCGATTGCCGCGGCTGTCTCTTCAAATGACAATCCTGCCGCGCGGGCAAGAGGCGCGACATACTTCATTGCTTCTCCGGTTTCTGCCACAGATGAATTTGTCCGGTTCGCATTTTCCGCAAGGACGTCTGCCACGTGCCCCGCTTCGGAAGCCTCCATGCCGAAACCTCGCAGGACAGACGCCGCAATGTCAGAACTACTTGCCAGATCCTCCCCCGATGCCGCAGCCAGATCCAGAAGTCCCGGCATTGCCTCCATTGTTTCCGTTGTCGTAAATCCTGCCGCCGCAAGATTTTCCATTCCTTCTGCTGCCTGTAATGCCGAAAACGATGTTTCTGCACCAAGCTCGATCGCCTGTGCCTTTAACTTTTCAAATTCTTCGCCTGTAGCGCCGGAAATTGCTTTTACACGCGACATCTGCGACTCAAAATCAGCGCCGGTTTTGGCTGCCGCAGTTGCGACTCCGGCAAGCGCCGTCGCTGTTCCTGTTATTGCGGCGGCGGCTGCTTTTAATCCTTTAACTGTGATTGTTTCAAGATTCGAAAGTCCTTTTTCTATCCCCGACGAATCCAGATCCGTTTCGATTACAACTTTTCCGTCTGCCATTTCATCACCTGCCTAACAATTTACTCACATCTCCTCCATGAATCAGCGCTTCTTCGATCAATCTTTCATTTTCGCTCATCGGTGGAAGTTTTCGTTCTAATCCATAATATCTCTGCATCGCCCGGTAAAATTCTCGTTCGGTTTTGGATAGATTCTTATTCCCTGTGTCGATCGTCCGGTATTCCATTATCTTTTGCAACCTCGTATCGTTTCCGAGATTTTCCAGCAGAATCATAAATTTCCACCAATGCATATCAGATTCCTGCAGATCAATCCCGTACTGCTGCATAAATCCCGCATAGATCAGATCTGCATCTTCCTCAAAGTCAAACGGCTGCTTGTCATTAATCCCTGCAATCTTCCTCGGAAATTTCTTTTTCTCCTTTTCCCTTCCGCACGAAAAGAACCAGAACATCTGATCGATATGATCTTCCGTTGCGGTCATCCGCTTTACGTTGTAAAACAATCTCAGCATGCAAAGAAGATCATCCTCTGACAGTTCTGCTTTTCTTCCCTGTATTTCAAAGCAACATAAAACAGTGCGGAAATCCGCATGTATCGGATATTCCACACCGCTCACTGTTACACTCTCCGGGAAAGGATCTGTTAAGGTGCTCATGATCTCAGAGCCGGAAACTTGCCGACCTTCTTCAGTGAATCCATCACTCTTTCGTAAACTTCATTTTGTCGAATCTGCTCCGTGACAAGCTGCCCATAAGCATCCAAGTGCATGAGCAGATCATTTCCATCTCCACATACCGATTCCCCAGTACCTTCACCGAATACATTGTCAAACATACCCTTGATCCTGCTACAGAGATATCTGTTTTTTTCTGCCTCAGTACCGGACGGCATTTCTTTTTTGATTTCACCCATTTTCTTCAGTTCTTCAAAATACCGATTTTTCACATCCGCCTTATCTTCATCGTATAAATGAAAATCCAGCTCTACTCCATGAATCTGCATCTCGCATATCTCCTTTCTTAGATCTTCTCAAAATTACGCCGCAGCGCCTTTTTCTGTGAATGTCTTTGTCGTTGTGTCAAACGTACCCTCTACCCAGTCAGATACGGCGAGAAGATTTCCAGAACCCTGAATCTCTCCGTCATTGTCTGAAAAGTCAGCAACTTCGATTGCCACTCTTCTGCGCTTTGCCTCAAATGTATTCGCTTTTGATCCAACCGGTTTGTTCATATAGACTTTCACATACAGTGTTTCTGCTTCTGCTCCGGTTTTCTCATTCTCTCCGATGTCTGCAATAAAGGCGATTGCTTTTTCCGAACGGATCAAGTCAAATTCCAATGGTGCTGTCCATTCATAAGATCCTATGGACTGTGTTGCTGACTTCTGATTCACATATCTTTTAGAAGATGTCTTTGCCGCCGGAGAATTATCCAACTGCGTCACTCCAAAACCAAGCAGTTCAAATTGTGGTGAATCCTTTCCGCCGGACACATCAATATAATCCGGCTGCTGATATCTCTGTTCTACTCCGCTGTTTGTTCCTGCTCCTACCTCCGCAGTCATAGCCGCTGTTCGTGTTACTCCATTGTTACTCATATTCTACCTCCGTTTATAATAAACAAATTGACATTGTATCCTGTACTGGCAACTTGTTCCCTCGTTATCGTAAAGATAACCGTTTGTTGTTGCCCTGATTGATTTACTCTGTAGCTGGCCGGACAACGCCGGAAGGATTCCTTCCCGTGTACAGTCCTCTAGCCAGTCAGAAAATTTCTCATAAAACTTCGCAGTGTCCTCATTTTCTGCCGGTCCATACAGTTCTCTGGAACACAGCGAAAATACATACTGCCTCACTGAATCTCCGTTTGCGTACCTCTTTACGATCGGTTCTGCCGGAGTTTCTTCAATGCTGTACATCGTTGGTTCATCTTCAAGTACATCCATATTCACTACTGGGAATGTTGCCTGCTCAAATTCTTTCAAAAAAGGGCAGGTTTCTATAAATTCCTTTACCTTTACCGCTACGCTCATTTTGCCTTCCCTCCACAAAAAGCAGCTACTTCCCGAACAATTTCCTTCCCTCGGTCAGCCCACATCCGCTCTGTCCAATGCGATCCACGCAATCCATCACCTTTATGTTCGTAATACTGCCTCCTCGCATAAGGAGTGTTATAGATAATGCTTGTTTTTGTTTCTATCGCCGTATTCTTCAAAATACCGGTCCGCTTCGGAACGTATGGATCAGACAATCTGCGTACTTCATGGGTAAAGAGCCTCTGTCCTTCCCCGTTCTTGTTCAGACTCCTTTTTAAAAGTATCCGATCCGTCGAATCGATCTGTAATCGAATCCTCGCCATCATGATCCTCCCCCTATCCGAATATGTTTAGATGCACCAAAAAAATTCTCGGAATGACTTAGCACTTTACCTACAATCCCCGAGAATTCTTTCTTTATCTCATCGATGCCAGAAACCTTAAAGTTTCCACGCCACCGCCCCACAATAAACAAATCCCCATTTTGAACCGTCCATCTGCCAAGCAGATCCGTCAACGCTGTAAACTCTTCCGGCGATATCCATCCAGAGCATCCCTCATATGGAATCCTGACCTGATAAGAATCCGCACTGACCAAGCCTCCTGTCATCACCGAAGTTTTCTGATCCGTGTGAAACCAGACATCTGATATATAATGCGGAATATATACAAATTTTTTCGAGTCTTTATCTGAACGCCTGTTAAAAATCGTGATTTCTGCATTTGTTAACATTATCACACCCCCAAATACAGTAATCCTGTATGCATCAGGCAGCACTCGGCAATTCGGTACAATTTCGTTCGGATCGTAGTTTCCTGATCCTGCCCTTCTGTAATTTCTGTTGCCCATGTAACTGAATAACCATCTGTATTTTCCGATTTTTTGATTCCTTCCGCGTATTGTTTCTCAACATTGTAAATTGCCTCTGCCATATCACAGAGACAATTTTTTACAAGGTTTTCAAAGGGCGATTCTTTCCATCCATCTATTGCAAACAGATTCATGTATGCTTCCGCTTTTCGGATGACACATGGGAATTCATTTTCCGGGATCATACACCCTCCATAATGATCCGTATAATAATTGTAAATCACTTCCTGCATACGATCCCCCATTCTTATGATGCTGCAGTATGCACATAGATAGCCACTTTCTTGTTATCTTTCGCTTCTGCGATACCTACGGTACGATATCCAAACTTCCAAGCATCTGCATCTTGGTTCGCATCCGGTGTAATAATCTTAGATACAGTGTGTTTCTGATTCTGAATTACTGCATTCTTGTCAACAATCAAGAAATCAATCTTTTTACCACCTGTTGTTGTAAATCCACCGGCTCCAGAAGCTGTAAGAGTCACTTTGTCGAAAAATCTTCCTTCAGGAACTTCAATCACTCCTGCCCAGCCTTCCAGAACTTTCTTGGATGCCGTTGTATCAAGGTCTTCAATATCTCCCTTGAGTGCCGCAGAAATATACAGATAACAGGTTTCCGGCTTTGCTTCCGCATTTTTAATAACGGTTTTGCCTTTTCTAATCGCTGCAATTCCAGCTTTCGCGTCTGCAATCGCTTCCGCAACCTTATTTGTAGCTGGTGCATATCCTGCATAAGATGCAAGTCTCCAAGCATCAAGTTCCGGAACGACCTGTGTTCTCAAAAATTCTCCGGAAAGACGTCCGAAGGCAACACCTGCCGATTCGATATTGTCCATAGCGTCCACAGTGAACATACGGCCACGATCATAAGTACATTTCTTAGTCTCGTACTCAAGTGTGACGTCACCTGCAACATATCCTGTCTGCTTATTGTAATTTGCAAGACCGGACATCGTCATTTTCGGAATCAAAATTTCATTTGCGTTTGCACCTTCTTTTACGAGCTCGTTCGGTCCGTCCAAAACCGCTGTAAGAGATGCCAGTTTGTAAACTTCATCAAGCATAGTGGAATATGCTTTTCTTAATGCGATTGTATTTGCCATATCTTTTTACCTCTTTCTTTCTAAAAATTATTTTTCTGCCGGAAGCCCCATAGCCGCTCTGATCGCAGATAGGTTATCTCCACCGTTGCCCCCTGTTCCGCCTGTAGCTCCTACCGGATTAGAAAATGGTTCATCAGTTCCAAATAAATAAGCATCAGATTCCTTTACGGCTTCCAATGCTTTCTTAATGTCCTCAGACTGGTTTTTCGATGCTTTCAATGCGTCCATATCAAGCATAGCCATAACAGCTTTTTCGTTACGCCCTCCGGCTGACTTGATGGCTTCTTTGACGTCGTCAGAGAAGATACGGTCAGCCTCTTTGGCATCAAATGCTGCCTGCTGGTCTTTGATCTGCTGATTGAGCTTGTCAATTTCACTCTGCATGGCCACCGGATCTACATCCTTGAACTTTTCCAAAGATTCTGTTGCAGTCGCAAGCTGGTCTTTATAATTATCCCTCTCACTTACGGCTTTCGTTGCCTTTGCCTGTTCCGCAGCAACATCCTTTCCATTTTCTGCCATGATTTTGTCAACAACATCTTGTTTCAATCCAAGTCCTTTTAAAAAATCTGCCTTCATGTTACACTCTCCTTTCTTCCGTTCTTTTACGTCTGCCGGAAAAAGACAATAAAATAAGACTCTTTACCCTGCGTCTTAACGGGAGATAACCGGATTACCTCATTTCTACTGATAGCCTCTTACCATCAAAGCAAACCGTTTCACCGATTTTAGCTGTCTGATCATTTATTTTCACCCCTTTCAATATTTCTGTTCCGTCACGGATACTGTACAGAAACTTTACTGTTTTATAATCTATACGGTCTGCTAGCCAATTCGGTGCTAGCATATCCGCATCTTTGGTTATTTTATATTTTCGCATCATTCTTCTGTATGACAGGTATTTGTAAGTTTCTTATAAACATCCTCATAGAGTTCCTGCTTGTCTCCGTTGAATGTGTATTCTGCATAAATGCCATCACCAGAAACCGTAGTAGAAGCCAGACATTTGTAGTTCTGTAATGTCTTACAAGACCAAACAATAAATACATCTCCTAAATCAATCGGTGTTTCTGGTCTATTTTTGTTGTACCACTCCACCAATTTCTTCTGACATACGCTTTCAAAATGCTTCATTCCTGTGATAATCATAGCTTTTTACCTTTCCTTTCTTAAAAATGGGTATAAAAATACCACTCACTCCGAAGAATGGGTGGTATCTATACAACTGCTTTCATAGCCTTGTCATATTCAATCTTTAATTTTCTTTTGAAATCCTCAATTTCTTCCGGATTCATACCGGGTTCTCCCAAAGCACATACATCTGGTGTCTCATCATTCAGTATTTCCGTAGCCCTTGGCTGCTCTTCATGCATTTCATCGTAGTGCACTATCAACAAGCCTTCTAGCTCGCACGAAAAATCATAGATGTCATCAGGTGTATTTTCCAAAAAATCTTTGATGTAATTCATAATTTTATTAAACATTTTCCCACACCTCCTTAGGATTTTTACGCCTTACAACGGACACTATATCGCCTGTTATTTTATTCTTAATTGCCACTAATTGGAGTTCTGCATCGAAGTAAACTAATTTATTCTCACCCTCAGTATATTTAGGTATTCCATTAATGAATTTCATCAATGTTTCTTCTGAAACCTCTGGTAAACCTGGCTGATTCAATCTCGGCAGTCGACTCAATGCGTGAACTGACAAATATATACCCTCTTTTTCAAATCTTACATACGCATCTTTTGACTTCTGTTTAAATTCAGAAGACCATTCCTTTTTATCGATATCAGAATATGTATCGACTTTCTTTTTCAATGCACTAAATTTCTTAGGTTCATTATACTTCATCTGCCGGAAATCAGCAAGGCTGCCGACATCATCTCCAAGTATATTTCTGTATCGGTAATACTGCTTTGAATCCCTATCCGCATTTCGAATCATGTCAGCTGTATACCGCGCATTCTGTTTCTTTGAATTTGTGGCTACTCTTCCGCGCATATCGTAATAGATACGCTCTCTTTCTTCTGTCAGCCCCATCTTCTTACAGAACCGGCTATATTCATTCAACTGCCCTTGATACTTGGCTCTGACAATCATGATATCATCCGGATCAGCTCCGCCCTTCTTCAAAAGGTCAACCTTTTCACGCTGCGCCCGCATACAAGTTTCCATCTGCCTCTGACGTTGCTTTGCTTCATACAGAGTGTATTCTTTACCGTTAAAGGTATTCGGCGTGTTTTCCTTGCGATTCTGCTCTTCCAGCCACTCGTCTGTCCAGTTCCGAACGGAAATACCCGGAACAAAAGGATAATACATGTGATAGCAGTTAGCGCCGAGCAAGCCGGTTACACTTCCAAGTCCACACACCGTTGTAAGCTCTTCTTTACTGTACACCCTCCCTTGCCACACCGCATGAGTTGGTCGAGCTCCGGCGTGCCATTCCACCTCGAAATGTTCCGTTCCGAGCTTTTCAGCGTTCATTTCAGATATCTTTCCTGACAGTTGAGATACCCCGGTCATGACTGCCCTGCGTGCTGCCACATCCACTCTGTTTGCCCTGCCGGATGCATAATCAATCTGCCGCAATCCACTGTTTGTCAAATGTGTTACAGTTCTTCTTAAGACTGTATTGTAATCAAATGCACCAGATACAATATCCATGCAGGCGGCATCCAAATACTTCTGGTACACTTGCGCCAACGGAGTCAATACCGGTTTCCCTGTTCCATAATCCAGATAAAAACCAAGAGACTTTGTGATATTCTGCAATTCAGCTCCACTCTGTCTGATTAATCCTTCTGTAATCTGCTGCAGCTCCTCATTCTCTTCGTAAGGAATAAATTCTGCATTAACCTGTTCGTATACTTCCTTATTCCGGACATATTCCCAATCAATGACTTTATCATACAACTCGAACATCTCCGGATATGATTTACCCAACGCTTCTTTTAACATATTTTCAATGTCTTCAGATGAATACCCCAGAATCTTTAGCCGGTTAATCTGCCAGTCCGCTGTGCTTGTGATTTCTCCGGTTTTTCTTATCCTGCGAACGATATCTTCCATGATCCGAATTTCCAGATCTGAAAAGTGTTTTTCAATCTGACCGGACAACTGTTTCTTGTAGTCTTCTCTCAATCAGATCACCTACTCCATAACTTGATTTTGTTCCGGAAGCATCTTCTTCGCCGTGGATTCGTCCTCATTATACCATTTCATCCGATATTCCAAATGCGACATCACGCCCATGCTCACGTCCTGTCTGTCCTGCTGCCGTTCTGCTTCCTCATCGGTCAGAATTGAATCGTTGAATTTGCAGGAAAACTCATACCCGGAATTCAACATGCTGTTGTAAAAGGCAAGTCCTGCGGCGAAATCTTCCAGACAATCATACAGATTGTTCTGAATTGCTGTTACCCGGTTATACTTCCGGTTCTTTGATACTTTTATCTCTGTTGCTGTCTTAGCAACTTCCTGCACATCCGATAAATCTCCGTAAGCCAAGCCAACAGAAAATTCAATTTCTCGCTTATACTCTTCAAGTCCACGCTTAAAGGCTTCGTCTCGCATTTCCGGAGAATACTCTTTCAGAAGCTCCTGGTCTTTCCCTGCTTCCAAATTCAGCCCTCGGTAAAGCCTTTTATTAAGCCTTGCCATTCCAAATCTTCCGGTTGATTTATCTTGTTTTAATGCCTTGCCATCAACATGGATGGCTCGTTCCCCCGATTCATATTCCCAGTCAAGCCTCGCCCCCTGGATGTCTGCTTTTCTGATCAAGTCTATCGCCGAATCGTATACAGATACCCCGCAGACCGAACCATCCACCTTATTCTTGATCGGATTCCGATAATACCCAAAATCCATCCGACTCATACCCGGATATGTAACAGGACCCGGCTCAATATCCACCCACTCCTCTACTGCCTCCAGACTGCACGGAAGCCCGATATCACTTGCAGTCTGAGAATGGAAACATCTGTTTTCTATGGTCAGGTTTCCCTTTATGAAATAATGCCTTTCAAACCGCGTAAAGTAATCCGTATCCCCGACTTTCTTCACTGTCAGAAAAGCCATATCATTCGGATTACCGTCATCCCCAAAGCTAATCGGAATAATCTTATCCGCTGAAATAAATTCCGCCGTAGCCCCTCCAAGTGGTTTCAAGACAAACGAACCGAGCGCAAGTCCTTCCTGTAAATTTTCATTCAACCTTGCGATATTTTTTTGATATATCTTATCCAGACGCTCATTACTCACACTGGTTTCCATTTCCACCAAAACGCAATCGGCAAATTCACGACAGATGCCTTCTTCTATCCCCAAAGATACAATGCTGTCAGTGATCCAATCCGCCTGTCCATTCAGCATCTGCTTCCATTCGTTTATCGCATCGATCATACTGCCAGAAAGAGTAATATCCTTACCGACGATCTGTTTTAATGTCGTATATCCAAACATACGCATAAATCCTTTCCAAAATCTTTTTAATCCCTCAAACATCTTCCACCTCTTCAATCAGGTATTTCATATCACGTTCAATCGTGTACTCAAATGCATCCAGGCTATCAATATCTGTGCTGCCATCATCCAGACGCTCATCCTTTCCAATAACTTCTTTATCCCACACAGCATCCGAAAATGCCGTCTTCAAGCTTTCGCAATCTTTTGTAATAAAAAACCGCCCTGCCCCCATAAGCTTGACGGTACATCTGATTCTGTCATTTATCGTTGCTTTTCTTGCCTTACGAACCGATATCCAAGGATACTGTTTCTCTACTGCGTTCCGGATAGAATTTCCAAGAACTGTCTCCGCATTATCATAATAAACGGTTTCCACATTGCAATATTCCACATAATCTCCACGCTTTACACAGACTGCATATTCTTCTATCACTTCTCCGACAAAGTCACAGAACATCTTGTCTAGCGTGTTACTATCTATATCTTCGTTCTCATCCTTTGCCATGATTCTGCGTGATTTTAGTGCAATCACATCTCTATAATCATCCGTATATCCTCTGGCAACAAATGAATGTCCGGATTGATTTCCACCAAAGTCCAATCCGATCTCGATAGATGTGATATCCTCTTTTCGGAATTGCCTATGTTCTGGATCATCAGAAGAAATCTCATCCACAACTTCACACCGGAACGCATCCGGATCATCCGCAAACCGTTTGTAAATTGCTCCCTCTGCTCTCTTCCACAGTCCCAGAATAAGCCGATCATAGTAGATTGTACCCTCGTATTCTTTGCAGAGCTGCTGCACAAATTCTTCCGGCAGGAAAGGATTGTCAAAAATGGTGTATCTCTGCAGATATATATCCAGCTCTATGTTATCCAGAAACTCTTTTAGCCAGTGTGTAGGATGCTCTGGGTTACATGATCCATCAAAACAGGAATATGGTTTATCAAGACGCGATTTCAACATTTGGAACACTTCCTTGTTCCACTTTGCCACCTCGTCTCCGTAGCAGTACTTAATGGATGCCCCTTGAATCTTTGCCACTTGACTGACCTTTTCCGCTCCCAGACAGTAAACATCCTCTCCACAGATCCGCGCTACATTCCGGTTGTTGATCGTTCCGATCAACTTGTCTGTGTAAATCTCTCGCATCGGCTGCAAAACATTTCGTTCGATAGACTCTTTTGATACACCCAGAATAACATTCAATCCCGGCAAGCCTGCACGCTCTCTGATCCGGAAAGGAATCACAAACGCAGTATCTACATAAGACTTCCCGGATCGCACAGCTCCGGATTTAATATTCCAACGATGCGTCGCATTCACAATATACTCATTCTGTTTCTTGCTTAACTGCATTATCCCGCACCTCTTTTAGTATCTGATCCAGTTTATCAAGAGCCTCTTCCGTCTCATTCTCACCTGTAACTGCTTGCTTGCGTGCTTTCTTAAGCTCTGTATCTGCTTCGCGATTTCTTCTGTTCTCATCCGATTCCGATGATTGACCCGAATATTTGGCAACAAATGTAGCAGCCTTTGTATTCCCCTGCATAGCCTCTTTAATCTGCGCCATCAAAAGAGCCGACTCCAGAGTACACTCAACACCAAGTGCCTCCAGAACCGGCTTCCATTCTTCACTATCTATCTCCGCGGTCAACAGCATGTTCAACGTCTTCCGGAAGTCTGCCTTCCGGCGTCTCGCCTCACCGCTTGCTTTACCACCTTTTGATGTAATAATCCGTAGTTCGTCCGTTGTTCGATGATCAAATCCTTTATCTTTTATGTTTTCATAACCTGCCACTTCACCACCTTCCTCTACTTAAAATTTTGCATTAGAAAAGACACCCAGTCTCCTGAGTGCTCTTGATTATCATGATTTTACAATTTTATAATTCCATGTACATCGGAATATTTTTACTTATCTCTTGATTGTTCTCTTTCACCATATAGTCTGAGTAATCATGAAATCCATTTCGCTCGTAATATCTGTAAGCTTTCTTATCTGCATATAATACAATATAATCAGCTAATGCTTTCTCTTCTGAAATTTCTCTACAATGCGAAATCACGTTTCCAATAATATCATCACTGAAATAATAATGTTCATCGCGATTTGACGCATTCTCAGACTCCGCATTATAATGCATCTTCTGATATTCTTCGGCAACCGCAAGAACATCTATCTTGATTGCCGGTAATACATGTGTGTAATTACTAACTTTATATATAATTCCCGACGAAGCTAACGATACAATAGCTATTATTTTATTTGTATTCAAATCAACAAATTTGAAATACAAGCCATCTTCGTTTACAACTTCTCCATTTTTTATCACATCATTTCGAATGTGATGATCTAACCGGTCATTGCCACACGTAAAAAGTTGAAGACTGGCATCATCCTCAACTTTCAACAAATCAAAATCATACGATATTTCTTCTCCGTATTTATACATCTTTTCCTTTCAAAGGGGTCTTTACTCCTTTTTTAGGTTTATGAGCAAAGAAACGATTCATAACCTTATCTGTATCCCCCTTTTTTGTCAAAAACTGATCAACTTTCTCAGTTTTCAAGGTAAATGCTCTATTATTCGGTTTCGCTACTGTTGTCATATCATCATCCCCTTCTTTTGTAAAATTCTTATCTTTACTATTCGTTCCATTAGACATTTTTACACCATCCATTTTTCAGTAAATATACCTTAAATGACGGTGTAAATTATGTCAGTTTTTCTGCAATGTTTCGGTTTTTCTAATTACATACTAGAACATTTTTTTACAAATTTCAAGCATTTTTGAGTATTTTATGACGTTTTATAGCGTTTTATAACATTTCATTTTGCAATCAAAAACGCCCTCCAACCAGAAGGCGCTTGTTATAATAATGATTTTAGGAGGAACAGATTAGAAACTTTATCCTAATTGCTCTAGAATAATTATACCATACTATTTTTGTTAATTGTGTTAATCTTTCAAATATCCATTGATTATCTGCGATATTCTCGAACGACTATATTCCACCGTATCTGCTACCTCCCTCTGCTTCTTCCCATCTATGTAGATCAGTTCAAATATCTGCCGATCTCTGCTATCCGGAATCTCCGCAATGAACTGCTCTATCTCCGTAATCAGACTCTCCACCCGCTCTCTGCGTTTCTCCCGAATCCGTATCTGCTTCTCAATCTCATCTGCCTCTTTCGGCTCGTCCATCTGAACCGTCGTTCTAACTTCTACGTAAGGAAAATCCTTGCTCGAACCTGTTACCTTTCCCATCACAACCGGAACATTCTCCTGTCGCTCATACAGCCTATCCAGTTTTCTGTCAATCAGCTCCATTTCTTTCTTCAATGACCGTAATTGACCAAGTTTTTTCTTGTCCACCCGCATCACCCCTTAACCCACATCGTCTCTGTAAATATTCCCACGCTGTCTCCCGCCGAATCTGCTCTCCCTGCGCCCGGATCAGTGCGGCAGCGCTTGGTTCATTTGTTTTGGTCTTTCTCAGCATTTCTCTTCGTCCTTGTACGGTTCCGGAAGAGGTTGCCATGCGGTTACACTTGACATCGAACCGCTTCCGTGCCAAAATGCACCGTCATAATATGCCCTGTTTGTACTCCTAATCCCCTTTTTGGTTTGACATGTTACCAAAACCATTCTTTCGTTTTCCGGAAGCCTCTCTTCTACCGGAATCCAACCATCATTATTCATTTCATCCATGTGGGAGCGGATGATTCTTTCGATTTCCACAACTTGCTTGCCAGCAAGCAGATTATTATCTTTTCTGTATTGCAATATCTCTTCCAAAATCTTCTCTAGTATATTCATTGACTTTCCTCCTCTTCCATCTTCGGGTAATCATCAAACCACCTCTGTCCGCACTCGTCACAGAACCGATTCCACGAAAATGCCCTGCTCCCACACGCAGGGCAAGCCATTCCAACTACCCTGTCGTTCATCTCTTCTGCATCTCCGACGCACTCCAATGTATTCCCATTTTCATCTTTTAGGATCATAATTTTTCATTCTATTCCATTCTCCTTTTTTCTTTCAATCTCATTCGTTACAGCCAATATCAGATCCTTTGCCAATGGATCCTGCCCATATTTTTGAAAGAGCTCTCCTGACTCTTGAATAAATACATCCACTTCATCTTCGCTTATTGCTTTCGTTACGTATTTCCGATACAGATGCCAACAGTCACAAAAAAGATTGAAAACCGTTCTGACTGCCATCATAAAGCCGTCACCCGAATGTAAATTCCCGGGATCTTTGCCCAGAACTTCTCAACAATCTCCCGACAGACTTGTGCATCATCCTTCCAGAAACCAACTGTTGTCATACAGTCCTTAAGTAGCTTCTGCAAATTGTCTGTGTCTGGCTTTGTAGTCCGGTATTCCCCATCCCTGTGTGTTCCGCATGGGAAACACCACTTTGTTACAAGTTCGAGCGATCCTTCCATCTGTTCATTCGGTTTGTACTTTGCCAGATGCCCGATCAGTTTCTGCCGCGCCCGTTTCAGTTCAGCCGGTTCATAAAACACAGGCTTCCCGTTTACCACATGCACCTGCTTCTCCTGATGCGTAACAGTCGGAGGGATCATTGCCATAAAAAACTCCATTCCCTTCACCTCTTTTCAGGGTTATAATTCGACAGCGCACTTTTGCAAGCTAACACTGCTTCTTTATATGCCCATCTTTCCAGAGATGATAAACTCATGTGTTTCATATCCTTCATGATATTATCCAAATCTTTCTGAATTCTTTCATATTCCTGCTTCGTCATTTGCTTTACCTCTTTAACGTGTGAAATCATCTTTCTTTTTCCTGTGCGCCCTAGTTACGGGGAGGGGGAAGGGAGACGGGGCCGGGCAGCCTTAGGCCCGTCCCTCTCCTACCCCCGTAACCCAGTGCGGGGTTTTTATTTATACCCTTTAGGGTATAGTCTTCCCCGCCGCCGCGGGGATGTCTTGTTTTCAGTCTTCCCCGCACTCTTCGGCTCGTTGCGGGGATGTCTTAAATTCAGTCTTCCCCGTCATTTTATGCCAGTGCGGGGATGTCTATTTTTAAGGCTTTCCCGCAATCTATTCTTCGGCGGGGATGTCTGAACTTTCAGTCTTCCCCGCACTCTTCCTTTTTCCTTTTTTATGTACCTCTCCGTCCTTGATTGTATATCCTCCATGCTCTTTGATACGATCTCGGACTGTTCTTTCAGAAACGCCGAGGTATTCAGCCACATCATTAACTGATGGAGTTTCTCCAAAATTACACCCCTCCACAGCTTCCTGAAGCGCCCTTTTTCTGTCTTCTTTACGGCTCTGTGCATTCTTCTTATTTCCTGCACTGCCCCGCTGCCACCCTGGCTTTTCATCCTCCGGCCGGATATCTTTCAGAGCTCCTGACTCATCCTCTCTGTGAATCGGATAATCAAACCACAGGTTAACAGGTTGGAACTTCGGGAACTCCCTGAGAGTCCCCTCAATGCGCCATGCTGTCATTGTTTTGACTTTGTCCACTGCCTTCTGAATATTTACATTCAGCGCCTTAAAATCAAGGGATTTCAACTTTTTACGGCAGTAATCCAGCATCTGTACACTGCTACACATATCATCCTGAGATACATCGTCTATCAGTCCATCATAGTGATTCAGCCACTCTATACACACTTGGCAGATTGCCTTATTCTCTTCCTGCTTCATAAGCGCATCCGTGGTTTCCAGTTCAATCAAATCTAAAAGGGCATCCGGATCCCGGGCAAACACACCGGATCCACTGGCTCGGTCCATGGACTTCTTCCCTCCTTGGCTGCCTTTGCTATGGTGATGACAATAGATCACCGCACAACCCAGTTCCGTACAAACTTTATCAAACTGGTTACAGAAGTTTGCCATCTGATCAGCACTGTTCTCATCTCCTGTGATAACCTTATAGATCGGATCGATAATGATTGCTACATAATCTTTTTTAGCTGCCCTTCTGATTAATTTCGGAGCCAGCTTATCCATAGGGACTGACTTTCCTCTTAAGTTCCAGATATCAATACTTCCTAAGTGTTCCGGTTTCCAGCCCAAGGCATCATATACATCCCTAAACCGATGCAAACAGCTTGACCTATCCAATTCAAGATTTACATACATCACACGCCCTCTAGCACATTTCCATCCCATCCATGGTTTCCCTTCTGCAATCGAAATACATAATTCAATCTGTAGAAAAGACTTTCCGGCTTTTGACGGGCCAGCGATTAGCATCTTATGTCCCTTCCGGAGCACGCCATCAATCAGGCATGGGGATAACTCTGGAAGATTCTCCCATACAGATTCCAAAGACTCTGGATCCGGAAGATCATCATTCACACTCTCAATCCATTCTACCCATTCTTCCCAAGATTCTTTTCCAATGTTTGTATCCACAAGAAACTGCTTCTTTCCATTCCGGGTGACGCCCGGCATTCGGGATAGTCTGGATGGGTTCTTATTCTGAGTATCCAGCTTTAGCCCGTTCTTTTTACAAATGCTATACAGATATTCAACCCGTTTCTTATATTCCTTCATGTCAGACGCTTCAATCTTCACGATAGCATGAAGACTCTTTTTCCCAGAGAAAACCAAAGCTGCGACCGGAAGTTCCAACTCTCGGATCAGGGCGTTCTGCTTCTCCAGTTCCATGTCATCAGATTCCACTAGCGCATATCGGAAGTCTGTCACATTTTCATTGGTGCAATCTTTCCCATCCAATGGGTTGAATCGTATCCATGCCCCTGCATCTGGATTATAATCACCAACTACTGCACCAATATCCCCTTTGCATTGATTCAACGCCTGGATCAGTTCACCCGCCGTCCGGTCCCAGTTTCCTCGGGAAGGCAACCACCTTGTTCCCTTTTCGTCTGTTTTCTCCCAGCTCTGTGTCACATATCCCACATGCTCTCCTGCTTCAAACAATGCTTCGAGATATCGGATCAATTCTCTCGCAGGATCCCAAGAGGCGGGTTCATGGATTTCCTTTCCTTCTACCCATGAACTGTCCACTACGATCCCGTCCCTACTGATTTCATCCTCCCAGCCCAACTCATGTCCTGGATCCCGTTCTGGCATCCAGCCATGATCTATTGCCATCTGTACGATCGTCCCAGCCGTTACCGGAGCCGATGATCCATGGAAACTCCCCCATTTCCGGAAGCATTCCCCGGAATGATAGCGGGCAGAATCTCTCTGGCTCCATCTGTCCCAGTCCGCTGCAGTATATCCTTCATGTTTTAACGCCATTCCCACTGAACACCATTCCTGATAATCCAGTTCTCCCGGATGGATGCTGTCCAATATTTCCAAAAGATCTGCCCTCTGTTCCATAACTACTCTCCTCTATATTCTACCGGGTTAATATCCCTAGGAACTTTCCAGCCATTCCCCGCGATCCGGTCGATCAATTTCTTTGCAGTGTCAAACTGCCATGTTCCAACATGCTGAAACCCTCTATTTTCAAGAAAACGGATCTGTCTTGGCGTAGTAAGTTTTTCCTGTCTGCGCTTATCCAGTCTTTCTAAAAGTTTTGATGCCTTCCCGGCATTCTCAATTTCATCCGGCATGATTCCAAGTTTCTCGAGAGTTTTTTTCTGGCTGTCGGAAGGTGGTGCCATCTCCCAGCCAAACGCTGGCACATAGCCAGACAGGTCTTCTGCCTGAATACTCATTTCAAATTGTAATGGATCTACCAGTTTTCTTTTCCTACGCTTCATCTCAGCCAGCTTTTGAGCTAGCGCCTCTTCTCTTTGCGCTACTACATCTTCAGAGGCAGCCTGCTCTGCTTCTTCGATATCAACTGGACATCCTGCATCCTTTTCCATATTCTCCGTCATCTTCTGTGCTACTTCTTCACTTTCACAGATCAGGTGAGCGGGATGGCACAACTCATGCCGTTCTGTATGCCACAAGAAATCAAGCAGTAAAAGGTGATCTTTTCCAGTCTCAGGCGACAATCGTGTTCCGCGTCCCACCATCTGGCAATACAGGCTCCGTACTTTTGTCGGACGGAGCACAACAATACAGTCAACATCCGGACAATCCCAGCCTTCTGTCAACAACATGGAATTGCACAGCACGTTGTATTTTCCAACTGCATACTCTTCCAGAATCTCTGCACGGTCCTGGCTTTCCCCATTCACCTCCGCTGCACGAAATCCATGAGTGTTCAAGATATCCCGGAACTTCTGGCTGGTCTTTACAAGAGGCAGGAATACAACTGTCTTTTTCTTCTGACAGTATTTCTCCATTTCTGCTGCAATACTTTCCAGATATGGATCGAGAGCCGTTCCTAAGTCTCCTGCCTTAAAATCGCCTGATTGAACCCCTACACCAGTCAAATCTACCTGTAGGGGGATTGTCACCGCCTTAATCGGTGACAAATAACCCTCTTTGATTGCTTTCGGCAGTGTATATTCATAGGCAAGTGATTCAAATACCTGTCCCAGATTCTTCATGTCACCACGGTCCGGTGTTGCTGTAACTCCCAGTACTTTCGCAACTGGAAAGTGATCAAGGACTCTTTGGTAGCTATCCGAAATGCAATGATGCGCTTCATCAATAATGATAGTATCAAAGTAATCTTCCGGAAACCTGCTTAACCGGGTTGTCCTCATCATGCTTTGTACGGATCCTACAGTAATCCGGAACCAGCTTCCAAGGCAGGACTCTTCTGCCTTCTCTGTGGCGCATCCAAGCCTTGTTGCTTTTGCAATCTTATCCGCCGCCTGCTCTAGCAACTCTCCACGGTGTGCCAGAATTAACACTCTGTCACCATGGCTTACGCATTCTTCCGTAATTTTTGCAAATACGATTGTTTTTCCGCAGCCAGTGGGAAGGACCAGAAGAGTCTTTCTGGTTCCATTCTCCCACTGCTCAAACACTGCTTCTTTTGCATCTCTCTGATATGGTCTCAGTTCCATTAAAACTTCCCTGCCTCAAACTTTTTTTCCTCAAACGGATAAATCTTTTTGATATGGTTGTATTTTTTGCTCGGGTCTTTTGTATCAGCATCAAGAGAAATCTGTGCGCGCCCTTTTAATCCAGGAAGAGTCGTCCAGTTCATCTTAAGCTTCTCGCCCTTTTTCTTAAGTCCTACTCCACAGAACAGTTCCGACAGTTTCCATTCCAGTTTCGTATGTAGGATATATCCCTCCTGAATTGTTGCTTCCTGTCCGTCAGGTCCTATTACTTTAAAAAACACAAGTGCTTTATTACATGGAGGAATCTTATCGCTTCCCGCATGCCTTGCCCTCTCAAAGTGGTCGATCACAAAGTCATAATCTCCCTCGGGTAGTTCCACAAAACTATTGTCCTTTTCAATTTCATCATCCCAGTTTAATTCTCTATCCATTTCGCTCATTAATATATGTCCTCCTATTTTTTATCTTCATCAAACGGGATTTCATAGTTTTCCCGTAATTTTTTGATCGTGTCATACACCTGCCCCCATGCTCCGACAAGTACACCGGAAACAAAGTCAGGTTCGTAATTTGAGATTGGGGTTGATCTGGGGTAGTAACCCCTATCTGCTACAACCGCCTGAATTTCCTCTTCTGATACCAGCTTTTCTTCCATCAGATCACGGAGAGCTTTTGGAATTTGTTCATCTACATGAAATGCGCTTTCTTTTGGAATCGGCTTATCCGGTTCTGTATGCGGCGGTTTTTCCTCTGTGTCCCTGGATGGGATACTTGTGTCAAACTCCATCTGTTCTGGAGTTCCATCCGGTATGTTCATGAAATCGAGGGTTTTCTTTTCTTCTGTTTTTGGCTGCTGAGGTTTTGCTGCCTCCAGCTGCTTTTCACCATCTCCGATAATGCCAGAAATGACACTGTAGTCAAACTCACATTCTGCCGGAAGCCCATACCGGTTTTTTGCATCCCAGCAGGGGTGATGGGATGTGTACATCACGCGCTTTCCGCCCATGGCCTTATGTTTTTTACCTTTATCATCTACTGCCACAGTATGAGTCTTATAGTTACAGAACAAAAGCATGTCCACCCACTCTTTTACAAGAGGACTTGTCTGTGACTGGGTTTTCTTCCCTAACTTTAATTCCCAACGGTCATATGTCCCCATTTCATCCGGCTGCTCAAATTTGCGCAGCTGGGCATGTGCTGTAAGAACAACATTGACTCCTGCTTCGATCACATCTGTCAGACGGTTCAGGAAGCGTCCGAATTCCTCTTTGGTATAGACATATCCATTCCCATACCCAAAGTCCTCAATCCCAGACTTGTTATGTTTTGCACAGACATGGTCTACACAAAGCTGCTCTGCCCAGTCGATCGTATCGATTACAAGCGTTCTGCAGATTCCCGGAGTATTCTTTATGTAATCAATTTCCTCAAAGAGCATCGTCCAACTTGTGGGGCGCGGAAGGCGTGCCACATCCATATCATTGGTACTGCCTTCTGTGTCAATAAAGATTGGATCGGGGAATCTGGAAGCAAAAGTAGATTTTCCAATCCCCTCTGGTCCATAAACTACAACTTTCTTCGCTTTTTTAATCTTCCCTCTGGTTATATCCATTTAAAAGGTACCCTCCTTCCATGTTTTTGACTGCGGTATCGACTTAGGTTCCTTTACATAACCATCCTCAATAATAATGCTACATTCATCCCCTGTGCTGACCCGGGTTGCAATCGCTTGAAGTCCTTCCTTCTCTAGCCACTGTCCAAACTCATTCAGCGTCTGAATATCCATCTGCTCCAATTTGTCCAAAAGGACAAAACCGCACTTCGGGTTTAGTTTCCTGACAATCGCAGTCGATACTTTCAATCGGTCTGATCCAGACATGTTGTCCCACTGCTGTTCCTTATAGATTAGTTCTCCATCCTTTACAGACAAATCCGGAAAAGGAAGCTCTACAGACTGCAGCAGATCCCGTTTCTCATTCCGTGTCTTATCAATCTTTTCTGTCAGTTCAGCGTATTGATTCTTATAGTCAAGCGCATCTTCTTCCGCTTTATCTTTGTCCATGTTTGCCCTAACTTTACGGTTAATTTCTTCAATATTGGCAATAGATTCTTCCAGTTCAGCAGTAGACTCATCCTGTAATTCTGAAGCAGTCTTCATGGCAATCTCTTCATCTTTCACAGCCTGTTCATAATCAGAGAGAAGTGAATCCTTCTGCTTTTTTAACATTTCAATATTTTTATCAATGCGCTGCATCTCATCAAACAAGTTGTGTTTTGCCTGAGTAATGCTGTTAAGCCGATCCCGTTTCTTCTGGTTTTCTCCATTTCTGGCCAGAATATCCTGCTGTTTACGGATCAGTTCTGACGGTGATACCAGTTCTTTCGGCGCTTCTGGATAATAAGGCTGCTCATCTGCAAACTTCTTTTTTCGGTCTGCAATCTGGCCAATTGCGAGCCGATTGTTATATAACTCTTTCTCTCTCCTGTCCAACACTTCCAGTTGATCTCCTACACCGATTATCTTAAGAAGTATCTGAGCCTTTTCCTTCCCAGAACTCTCCATAAATTTGGGAAGATCTAAAGCCAGCTGTTCCACGAATTCGTTCAAAAGCTGCTGTCCACCTTTGTTTCCACTGGGATCTATTACTTTCAGTGAACTGTTTTTTCCTTTTCTTTCTACGACTAAACCGTTATTAAGTACGATATGTAAAGTCGGGGGGATCGTGGAGCCATCACGCTGAGCCTGTGACGGTCGGTACTTTTCCCCACCCAACGCCCAGGCTATCGAATCCAACACTGATGTTTTCCCCTGATTATTGTTCCCGCCAACAATCGTCAAACCGTTCGCTGTTGGTTCAATTTTCACAGCTTTAATGCGTTTTACATTTTCGATTTCAAGCTTATTAATTTTAATACCTTCCATTTTTTATCCTTTCTGTTATAATGAAATTGAGAATTTGTCTATGCGCCCTGAGGTTGCCGCCTCATTTATGGGCGCTCTTTTTATTTCGCGGCTTCTGTACACGACTCTATCATCGCACACAAAAGGACTGTGAAGCTCAAGCACGCCGTTAACCGCCGTCAGCGTATGACCACCGATCGACAACTGTTCTTTATTTCCGTAATACTCATACTTCCCAAAATCCGCAATATCCTGCGGCGAAATCCCTGTCTCTTCTGACAAAATCCTTTTTAATTTCGTTTTTCCGAGCTTCATTTACATTCTCCTCCTTTTAGATCGGTCCTGCCTGCAAGATATAGATAATCACAGCCATCACCGCATTTAGCATCATGCTTGCGACTGTTACCGCGATTAGTCCTCTTGCAGCGTTATCTCTTTCTTTTCTTTTTTCCGGGATCTTCCGCCTCTCCCGCTTGTGATCCGCTTCCGGCAAGCTCCTCCGCTCGATTGGGATCAGTGCCAGCTCCGGCACTGACGGCAATTTAATCTCTTCCATGCTTGTCCTTCCTTTCTACCGCTTACGCGGTTTTCTCTATTATGTAGTTTCTGTCAAAAAGAACCCTTTGGTTAACACTTTCTGCAAATGCCTCTTTATCTTCCAGTTCCTTAACCTCTACTTCTTTTCCGTCAATTACTACAATGTTTTTTATGATCATTTACACCACCTCTCTAAAGCTTATGAATCACTGTTTGTACTTGTTGCGTTGTCCTATGAAATCCCCTATACTTTAATTACCGAGTACCAATCGGAATATTATGAAAGGGGAATATTATAATGGGTTATTACACAATTTTACATAAGCAAATTAAATGTCCTTTCTGGAAATGTAAATTAGTGCTCCAAGGCAAATATCGCTTTTTAGAGGATGATGGATACATAGCAAAATTTTCTTCTGCAAAATGTCCTATCATCGAAAATCTTCATTTGCCAGAAAGAAAGCGCGACAAAGATTTATCGTTCTACATGTTCTGCCGAATGTATCCTTGTGAAGCACTCCACGATTTTGAACCAGTAATTGATGTGCGAACAAATAAACCACCTACAGAGTAGTTCGCCTCTCAATACAAATTTCAAAATTGTTTGCTTTTTCTAATGCTTCTCTCGTATCTTTAAGTAAGCGTATTATTTGTTGATTATTAACATTCTCCTTCTCTATTTCTCTCATTAATAGTTCAACGGATACATACGCTTTTTCAATGAAGGATTCCAATTCTTTTATATTAACAATCCTCTCCGAGACATACTTTACATCTCTATCGTTATCTGTCACTAATCTCACATCGCACTCGGCATATCTATCAGCGATTTTCTTCAGTGTCAGGTTCGCTCTTACATCCGTCACCTCCTTGTCTTTATCTGTGCTGTCTGTGTTGTTAATCGTCACATCCATTTGAATTGTCAGAGTTGCTCGGTTGTCTTCTTCGTTTTGAACAATCGAGTATTCTCTGATGCCACAAAGTCTTTTTTCATCTAAGAAAATATCGTTATCCACTTTCAATCTGTGCAATCCGTACATCTCTCTCACTCTCCTTTCTCTTCTGGTTCTGTTTGGAACAGATAGTCTAATGTT